GCGGTCAGGAACGCGATAAGTTTGGAATGCCCAAGTTCAACAAGGCCGGCAAGCCCGTCTTTGCGATGCGCGGGCATGATGTTTCGGAGTTTGTCGGTGTTGTCCGCCGCTATGGGCCGACAGCATCTCACATTGATGCACTCGTTGAAGCCGCGACCAGCAAGCCGCTGATAGCACAGGCCCGGATTGCCCGCGCCTGTGGGGCTTGTCTGTCCCTCGCCGCGTAGACATGAGCACTACGGGTTGTTTGATATTGTTTGAAGGATTCAATGGTGGGCAAGCGCCCCGATCTGCTGACCGAGGAACAAAAAACCTTTATTATTGAACTGCTTGCGCAGTTTGAGCCCGTGAAAGCCGTTGTGACCGCTTTCAAACAAAGGTTTCCGCAGTTTGAGGGTGATTTGACGCCGCAGCGTGTTGAGATTTACGACCCCTCAAAATATGCCGGTCGCAATCTCAGTGCGGCACATCGAAAGCTCTTTGCAGAGATCCGAGCGGAACACATCGCCGCTAAGGACCGCGCCTGGATTTCGCATCGTTCGGTGCGTCTGGCGCGGTTGGCTCGATTTGCCGATGCCGCCGAACTGGCTGGCAATCTGGTGCTGGCCGCTGCATTCATCGAACAGGCTGCCAAGGACGATGGGGGCGTTTTTACCAACACGCGCAATCAGAAGCTCAGTGGTGAGCTGACAGTCAAGGAAGCGCCCGAAGTGCCGCCATCCGAGCGCCTAAAAAGCCGGCTGGCCGCAATGAACGTCAAGCGCCCCGAAACCGCGACGCCAAAGCCAAAGCCAAAGCCAAAGCCAAAGGCAATTGCCAAGTCCGCGCCTAAAAGGCCGGCTGCTAAATCGGCGAGAAAATCACGCAAATGAGCAATGTATCGCTGGCCGAACAATTGGCCGCGATGAGTGACGAGGAGCGTGCCCAATACACCGCTGATTTCACCGATGAGGATTGGGCGGCGCTGGAATATGACTGGTCGTTTTGGGGAAGACCCAACCAGATCGCCCCTGCCGGCGACTGGATCACACTGCTGTGGCTCGCTGGTCGCGGGTTTGGCAAGACGAGATGTGGGGTTGAGTGGATCCGGTCAAAGGCTGAGGGACCGACGCCGCTCACGGCACCGCCTGACGCCCCGCGGTTTATCGCTATGGTGGCCGAAACCGCAGCCGACGCGCGCGACGTGATGGTGGAGGGCCCTGCAGGGGTTCTGGCGAACAGTCCAAAGGATTTCCGACCGCTCTACGAGCCGTCAAAACGTCGCCTGACTTGGCCAAATGGCATTGTGGCGACCCTCTACAATGCCGTTGAGCCCGATCAGCTACGCGGGCCGCAGCACGGCGCAGCATGGTGTGACGAGCTGTGCAAGTGGCGCTACGCTGACGAAACCTGGGATCAGCTTCAATTCGGGTTACGGTTGGGCCGGCATCCGCAGCAGGTCATCACGACGACGCCGCGACCGATCAAGCTGCTACGCGATATTATTGCCACGCCCGGCACGATCGTCATTCGCGGTTCGACCTATGACAATCGCGCCAATTTGGCGCCGGTTTTCTACACAAAGGTCGTCGCCAAATATGAGGGAACGAGGTTAGGCCGACAGGAGCTAGACGCTGAAGTTCTCGATGATGTGCCAGGCGCGCTATTCCGGCGCGATAACATTGATGCAAACCGGATCCCTAAAGAACGGTTGCCCGACCGCTCTTTCTTCCGGCGCATCACGGTCAATCTTGACCCGGCTGTTTCGTCCGGTGAGGAGGCAGCGGAACACGGGATAACCGTCACGGCACTTGGCATTGACAATCACGGCTATCTGCTGGCCGACGAAAGCACACAAGGGACGCCTGATACTGCTGTGGCTCGCGCTGTGGCACTCTATCACGAGTGGCAGGCCGATCGAGTGGTGGGCGAGGTCAATAACGGTGGCGAATGGATTGGCACGGTCATCGGGCTGATGGACGCGTCCGTTGCCTATGTTGCGGTTCACGCCTCGCGCGGCAAAGCGACACGCGCCGAGCCGATCTCGACGCTCTATGAACAAAATCGTGTGCATCACGTTGGATCATTCCCGGTGTTGGAGGATCAGATGTGCGCGTTCACGCCGACATTTGACGCCAAGCGGGCCGGGTTTTCGCCCGACCGATTGGACAGTCTGGTTTGGGGTTTTTCACAATTGATGCTGAACAACGACGATCAATACGTGCCTGAAAGCCAGATTGTGTGCGCGCCGTTTCAGATACCGACCGGCTGGCCAAAGGCCTTTGCCATGGATGCTGACGAGACGCGGACATTCGCCGTATTTGCGGCGCGCGACCGGACGACTGACACGATCTATGTCTATACCGAGCATTGCCGGGACAATGCTGAACCATCCATTCATGCAGCAGCAATCAAGGCGCGCGGCGCATGGATCCCCGGCACGATCATTCAGGCGGCACGGGGGCGCACCGAGGAGGATGGCGAAAACCTGATTGAGATGTATCGCGCTCTCGGTGTCTCGCTGTGGCCGGCAGAAAAGGCACCGCGCTCGGCGGCGCAATTGCTTTACGACCGGCTTTCGACAGGGCGGCTCAAGGTTTTTACGACCTGCCAGCAGCTCTTGTCGAGCTATCGAAACTATCAGTCCGACGCCGACGAAAAGGCCAATGCTAAAGCGTCACACGGGATCAATGCGTTGCGTGTGCTGGTCCAGTCAGGCACTCAGCGCATGGCGATGCCGCCAGAGTCAGAGTTCAGTCAGAGCCGACAAACAGTCGGTGACAAGACCGTCAACTATTGAGGCCAAACAAAATGCAACTTGCTGCGCAAAATCCGGGCATTGAAGAAATGCCGCAGGATCCGGCTATGCGCCGTGCGCAAATGGAAGCATTTGTCGAGCAAACCAAAGTCATAATGGATCGACTGGAAAAAGAGGCCGCCGACCGCGTTTCCCGCAGACAACAAATCGAAGAACGCTGGCTGGCCGATCTCAGGCAATACAACGGTGTTTATGATACTGCGACCGCAAAGAACCTGGAAAATGACGCGTCAAAGTCCGAGCTGTTCATCAACCTGACGCGACCCAAAACGAACACATGCGCCGCCAAACTGGGCGACATGCTGTTTCCAACGGACGACAAAAACTGGGGCATCATGCCGACCCCCGTGCCGACAATGAGCGCAGAAGCCAAGTCCGCCGCGGCACAGGCTGAAATGCTGACACAGCAGGCCAATGAGGCCGAGGCAGCAGGTCAAAGCGCCAAAGCTGCCTCATTGGCCAACGAAGCTAATCTCGCCGCGCGCCGCAAGCATCAACTGAAATTGTTGATGGATGAGGCCAAGACACGCGCCGGGCTGATGGAAGACGAAATTGACGACCAATTGACGGAGTGCAACTACGCGGAAATATGCCGCGAGGTCATCAATGATGCTTGTCAGGTTGGCACGGGCATAATCAAAGGCCCGGTCGCCAGCGCCAAACGGCAACGTCAATGGGATATTGGCATGATCGATCCCGAAACAGGGAAGACCACGCGCACGTTGAAATATGTGGATGCCCCGCGCCCTGGTTATCAGCGGGTGGATTATTGGGGGTTTTTCCCGGACCCCGACGCCCGCACGATCGAGGAAAGCGAGAGTGAATATGAGCGCCACCTGATGACGCCCAAGCAGCTCAAGAAATTGGCAAAACTGCCCGGTTTTGACAAAGAGGCAATCCGTAGCCTGCTGCGCAACAATCCAAAACACTCGACACCAACCTACATAGCCGACCTGCGCAACATCTCAGGAATTGATATTGGTGCATCCAATAACCGCTATCAGGTTTGGGAATATCACGGCAGCCTGAACGGTTCCGAAATTGCGGCGCTCTGCGCGTGTCTCGGCAAATCCACTGCAGACTATGGTTTGGCTGAGGACAGCATTGATCCGCTAGAGACGGTCAATGTTGTGATCTGGTTTTGTCAGGGCGAATTGCTGAAACTCGGCATCCATCATCTGGATAGCGGCGAGTCGATCTATTCGGTCTACAACATCGAGAAGGACTCCTCGTCCATTTTCGGGTTTGGCATCCCGCACCTCATGCGCGACCCGCAAAAGGCCCATTCGGCGGCATGGCGCATGATGTTGGACAATGCGGGATTATCGACTGGCCCACAAATCGAGATCGACCCAACGCTGATTGATCCCGTCGATGGCAATTGGGCCCTGACGCCGCGCAAGGTTTGGAAACGGAAAGCTACCGCTAATCCAAACGTACCTGCCATCCGCACCTATAACATTGAAAGCCATCAAGCGGAGCTGGCCAACATCATTGCGCTGGCCAATCAGTTTGTAGACGACACAACATTTTCGCAGATCGCACAGGGCGAGCAGGGGGCGCATACCACGCAGACACTAGGCGGCATGAGCATGCTCATGAACTCAGTCAATGTCGTGTTCCGGCGCATGGTGAAAAACTGGGACGATGACATCACCACGCCGACACTGCGCCGTATCTATGACTGGAATATGCAATTTTCGGAGCGGGACGAGATCAAAGGGGATTTTTCGATTGATGCCCGTGGTTCCTCGGTGCTGCTGGTACGTGAGATGCAGACGCAGAACCTCATGGTTATCGTCGGTCAATTGCTCTCAAATCTCAATGTAGCTCCTATGCTGAAAGCCGCCCCGGCCATTCGATTGCTCATCAAAAGCATGATGATAGCACCGGATGAAATTGTGAAAACTGACGAAGAAATCCAGGCCGCGCTCGAAGCGCAAAGCCAAAACCAGGATCCCGCCGCCGCAGACGCTGAAGCCGAGCGGCAATTCAAACTTCAGTATCTCGACAAGGAGTATGAGTACAAAGTGCAGATCGCCAATGCACATCGCGATACGGCCATGATGCAGCTTGCAGCACAGGGCAACATGAAGGCCGATGAACTGCGAGCCATGCTGGAAAAGCAGCAAATGGCTAACGACAGCAAAGAACGGATTTTTGCCAGCGAAGCGGCAATGACGCAGGCAAACCCAGGTTCAGCCGGCAATGGCGGTTATATCTGATGGTGCTGCAAAACATTGATAAATCGCAGTCCTCATGGCGGGCCGTTGAGAATTACTGCCGCATCGAGATCGAGCGATTGCGCTCCATTATCGAAAGCCCGCACACCAGCGAGGCTGAATACATTCAGCACCGCGCCGCGCTTAACGCGCTCAAGGATTTGTTGGCAAGCGCCTCTGATGACGCCCCATTGCCAATGCAATCAGCTAGCTATTAGCCGCCCATAGGGCCGCACAAAAGGGAAGCATGTTCATGGCCGATAAAGACCAATCACAAGACTCGACACCTGAAACCGTTATCGCGCAAACGGATGAGCAGATTTGGGGCGAGTTTGAAGATCAGGATAAGTCGCTGGAAACCAAAGGCGAAGACGGCGACCAACCAAATGTGCAACCCGAGACAACCCTGACTGCAGACGAGGAGCAAAAGGTAATTGCCGACCTGCAGTCTCAAGTGAACGATATTTGGGCGAACGCCACACCTGAGCAAAAGGCCGCGTTTGAAGCCGCCTCGCAGCAAGGCGAAGCGTTTGCACAATACAAGCGGTCGAATGAGGGCCGCATCGCCGCGTTTCAGCGACAGATTGATGAGCTGAAACAAGTGCTCAATCAAAAGGACCAAACGACACAGCAGGCCGCGGTTGACCCCGCCGCCATTTTGCAGGATCCGAAGGTTCAAAAGCTGAAAGACGACTACCCGGATATTTACGAGCCCATTGAAACACTCATCGGGAGCGTATTGAACCAGACATCAGCCGTCGCCAAGACCGCTGAAAGCGCCGTTCAAAAAATCCAGCAAACCGAACAATCGCAGGCCGTCGATCGTGAGGTCGAAACCCTCGCTAAAACCCATCCTGACTGGCTCGAACAGGTCAACAGCAAAGAGTTTCCTGAATGGCTGCAAGCGCAGCCTAACTATGTTCAGGAAGTCGTGCGCCGCAATGCCCAGGCAATTACAAATGCCGAGGAAGCCGCGCATGTCCTTGGCATGTTCAAGCGTGATCGCGGTATTGGTGTTTCAACAGCGCCAACCAAACGCGACGACACAACAACGCGCCGCAAAGCCCAAATTGATTCCTCTGCTGGCCCGGCTAACCGCGGGGCCGGTGGTGCGGTTGTCTCTGGCATTCCAGCCGAAGGCGACCCGCAACAAATATGGGATCAGTTTGAACAGCTCGACCGGCAGCAATCTTTCAACACCAGATAAAAGCGGCGACAGGATCGCCGCGTGAGAGGTTCGATCATGACTCGTTCCACTGATGCCGGCATTAGCCAGCGCACTAACGTCTATGCCGAACGCCAGATGCTCAAGCACGCGGCGCCGGTGGTCATCCTGGACAAGTTCGGCTTGTCCAAGCCGATGCCCAAAAACAAGAGCACGACAATCAAGTTTCGTCGTCCTCGCACATTCACGGCTGCGACAACACCGCTTGTCGAAGGCGTCACGCCGCAGGAAACCACGTTCAGTTACGAAGACGTCTCCGTCGAGTTGAAACAGTATGGCCAGATCGCCACTGTGACGGACGTGATTGAAGACACGCACGAAGATCCGGTTCTCAATGACATCACCATGATGCTTGGAGAGAATGTCGGGCGAACCACAGAAGCGCTGACCTATGCGGTTCTTAAGGGCGGCACGAATGTTTTCTACGCAAATGGCACGACCCGCAGCGACGTGAACACACCAGTCACTCTCTCTGCGCTGCGTGCCATTGTCCGTGCTTTGAAGTCACAGAAGGCCATGATGATTAGCAACATTCTGGCAGGCTCGCCCAATTACGGCACACGACCCATCGAAAGGGCCTATGTGGCCGTCTGCCACACGGACGTTGAAAACGATATTCGCAACCTGCCGGGGTTCATCCCGGTGGCCGAATATGGTTCACAGCAGACAATCCATGAAACCGAACTCGGCCAGGTTGAAAGCCTCCGCTTCCTCATCAGCCCCGATCTTGGGCCGATTGCGGATGCAGGTGGCGCAAAGGCAGGCAGTGGCACGACGATGGTTTCCGCGTCGGGTACATCGTCTGACGTCTACCCCATTCTGATCTTTGGCCGTGAGGCCTATGGCATTGTGCCATTGCGTGGTCAGGGTGCAATCGAGCCGACCATCATCCCGGTCAATCAGAAGACCAAGGATGATCCGCTCGGTCAGCGCGGCGTTGCCGGCTGGAAGATGTGGCATGCAAGCGTCATTCTCAACGAGCTGTGGATGGCTCGCCTTGAGGTCGCGGTAACAGACCTGCAGTAACCGCATATCGGCAGGCGCGCTTACGCCTGCCGATCACTTTCCCAACAATTTTCATGAGGATACTGAAATGCGAAATGGCACAGTAATTGGGGCCCTGCTCGGCACGGGCGCGGCAATCAATGTTGAACTTGGCTTCATTCCCGATCACGTCAAAATCGTCAACCTGACGGACGGCGATCTCATCACTGAATGGTTTCGTGGCAAATACATTCCGTTCAGCTCAGGCGGCACAACCGAAATTGTTGCCGGCAACACGATCGAGGGCGCGACATCGGGCGCCAAGGCCTATATCCGCGAAGTGCTTTTGGCTTCCGGCTCCTGGGCGGGTGGCGATGCCGCTGGCTACTTCAAGATGAACGAGGACGACATTACCGGTACGTTCGGTTCCGAAAATGTGTTCGTCCCCGGTGGCACCAATGATGCAACCGTGACCGTTCAGGCTGAATATTCGGCTGCAATTGCGTCCGCCGTAACGGGCGCAACCGGGAATGCGGCAATCAGTTCGTATTCCGGTTCCGAAGGCGCTCATGCCAAGGGGTTCACCATCGGCTCGACGGTTTCGGAAGACAACAAGCTGCTCGTCTATATCGCCACACGCAGCGACGCATAAGGCTCATGTGAGCAAAGGCGGGCATCTCTGGTGCCCGCCTCATATCCTTTCAATGTGCAAGGAGCACAAACATGACAAGTTTTATGACATCTTCTGACTTCAAGGCGGCGGCATCCGCGGCTGGCAGAGGCAATGACCGGGCAGTAGAGAAGCTGTTTCGCGATTTGCTCTTGCGGCTGGAAAACCTCAGCCCTGCCGAACTGGCTTTCATTGACGGCATCACAGCGGGCCAGGGCCTTGCATCCAAGGCGCTCGTGCTTGACGCCAATGGCCATGTTGTTATGCCTGCAGGTGGCCGGTTCATGTTCTCCAATGCCACCCCTGCTGCGGCTGGCACGACATCTGCCGATGCCACGGTTATCAGCGCGCAGGTCAATGCCGTAACCGGTGCTGATGGGGCCAAGGGCATTGCCCTGCCTGCGGCGGCCGACAACGACGCCATTTACATTGCCAACACCTCGCAAACCAAGAACCTGCTGGTTTATCCGGTTAATGGCGGCAACGACAATATCAACGGTTTGTCGGAAGACGCTGCATTCACTATGGGGCCCGGCAAGGCCGGTTGGTTCTTTGCGATCTCTGCAACCCAGTGGTATGCCCCCGAATACCTGCGCCCAAGTCTGGAAACCATCGCGGTTTCCACGACACTGACGCAGGAAAATCACGGCAACAAGACGATCGTGATGGGCGGTGCCGGCGCGGCGCGTACTTTCACCCTGCCTGCTGCGACGGGCTCGGGTGCCAAGTTCAAGTTTGTGGTCGGTGCGGTCAACACATCTGGCTACCTGATTAAGGTGGCCGACAATGACGACACAATTGACGGCACGATCCTGGGCAATTCGACCGGGGACGCTGCAACCGCTGCCGTGCTGGCATGGCTCGCGGGTGCCAGCGACGACACAATCACATTGGATGGAACCACAACTGGTGGGGCCTCAATTGGCGATTGGGTCGAACTCGAAGACATCGCCGCCAACCAGTATGTCGTGCGCGGACTTGTCACGCAGTCTGGCACAGAGGCCACGCCGTTCTCTGCCACCGTTTAATACCTCCGCCTAACCTCGCCGCCATTGCAAAGGCCGGTCCTATGGACCGGCCTTTTTCTTTGGCCGCAACACAAGGAAGAACCTATGAAAACCGTCAAACTGATGAATGCTACGGATGAACAGCTCATCCAATTTGCAACGCAGAGCCTTGGCCTTGAGATCAACAAGAAGAAGGACAAGCGGGCTGTGATCTTGAGCAAGATCAAGGCAGCCTATTCGAGCGATGCCTTTGAATTGCCTGATGAGACGCCGGCGAAACCTGCGAAGGCAAAAGACATCGAAGTGGCTTCCGTTGCCAGCGATCAGGATCTGCGCGATCAGCAGTTTGTCACCGTTATGATCCCTGAAACCGAGAAGCCAGGCGGCACCGAGCCTGTCAAACTCTCGGTAAATGGCCGGGCGCTATATGCCCCCCGTGGTGAGCCTATCGACTTGCGCTACCCTTATTTTGTCGCGCTGCAGAATGCCAAGATCGACCTGCATGACGATGAGGGGAAGAAAATCCGCACTGTGCAGGCCTACAACTTTTCCATCATCGAAGGCCCGCATTTCAAGCGGGACCAGACGTCCAATCATGAAGGTGCAGCCGCGTAAGGCTGCGCCTGACCACCCCTTTTGACCTTGGAGTGCAACAACCATGACCTCTGTTGTTGAAGTCGCATTTGCAGGCGTCCGCGTCCAGGATATGGACAACAAACGCCTGCCTGTTTCGGATCCGGCTCTTTTAGAGGCGGCTGGCGCTGCAGATGATGCAGCCGTCACAAATCCTGCGTCCAGTGGTTCGGTTGTTGCCCTCCTGAAAGGGGTCTTGAGTTACCTGTCAGGGTTCTTGTCCGTCAAGGGCTACGGGTTTGATGTGCTGGACGCACCAAGCGTCACTGCCGGTCCTTATTCTGCTGGCGATGTCATGGGTGGCTACCGCGAAATCGAAGTGGCGCGCGCCAATGACGAACCTGTGCTGATTATCGGTGTTCAAATCGCCTGCAAGGCAAACGTCACACCCAATGTTCGCATTGTGATATTTGGTGCCGCACCGGACGCGACATTGGCCGACAATGCCGTCTATACGCTATCAACCGCCAATGTGCTCTGCGTGCGCAAGACCCTGTCATCCGTGCTGCTTGGTGCGTCATGGTCATCTCATGGCGCGACGGTAAAAAGTCTGTCTCTTTCACCTGTGCCGTTTGTCATGAAGCCAATCGCGGCCACGAAGAAGATTGGCTATTACCTGATCGACGATACGGGCGTCACGCTCGCGTCCACATCCGACATTCAGGTCCGCTTTTCAGGGGTGGGGGTATAATGCGCGCGGCTTTACGGTCCGTCATTTTTGCGCCGCAGATGCCCGGCTGGTTGCTCGGCGGCGCGGCGGCGCTGCGTGACGCTGACTTGAAATCCAACCGCTACTGGCAGGGCGCGCCTAAATCAGCCGTCACCGACCTGCTCACAACGGCGCGCTCCTCGACTCACCTTCTGGCTGATGCCAGCGGCACCTATCAGAGCTTCGGCAATAACGTGCTGGCGCGCAACAATGGCGTCGGGGCGTATATCGGCGGGCAGGTGACGAATATCGTTTCCTCGCCGA